GCTTCTAATAATAACTATGGGTTTTGGAGCATCACCCGTTATGACAGATTCTAATGCCAAATAAAGTGCAATAAATGTTTTTCCTGTTCCTGCAACACCATGGAGTAATAGATTTTTACCTTTTTTGAAGGAATCAAAAACGAGTTTTTGATTTGATGTCTTTGGTTCAATATATCCCAGATGTGGAATAGCAGGAATAACTGGCTTTTGAACTTTTGGCTTTTTCTTAGACATAACTTCTCCTTTATGTGCAGAAAAGGCCCTTCTCATTTTCTGAGAAAGACCTTTTCTTATACTCTTGTCGGTAACTCTGTTGTTGTTATAGCTCAAAGTGTTTTTTCTATACCTCTTTTGGAATGGTCCATCGCCGCTCGATCTTGTTCTTGTCTGCCCCAGGCATGGCCTTGACTCGACCAAGAACATGTTTCTGGAAATCCACAGGTGGCTTTTGTACCCCAATAGAAACAGGATCAACGATATTCATGCTATCATAAACCCGTTCCATGTGTGGATTGTCTTTTTGAAAGGTCTCCATTTCGGAGATAGACATAAAGATGTCTGATACTTCTTCAGTCTGTGTGTTTAGGTATCTGTATGTTGGCATATCAAACTACTCGCTTATGGGCACATTTGCCTTTGTTGGTCTTTTTGCTGGTTGTGGTTTTGGTGGTGTGATGGTTTGGGTCTTTACTTTCTTTTGAACCATACCTCCAGGAGCAGCTTGTGGTCCTGGCAGAATCTTATCTGCGTCTTTTGGAGAAATATCCAAAGGCTTTTTAGCAGGCTCTTTTCTTGGTTCAGATTTGCCCTGACTCATAAAAGATTCGACATCTTCCTTATCCCATTTATTCGTCTTATCAATAATATTCTTACTCACCTCATTACCTGGTGTATATTCTTTGATGTATTGCTTGAAGGATTTGATGGGCATATGGAAGATGTCCTTTTTCTATTTCTTGTTTATGTATTTAGGTTTCTTTTATCCTCTCCGAAAAGAAACTTTACCGGCAGGATAATAAGACACAGAGACCTTGTTGCCCTGATTACCACCAAGGACGGCAACCATACGGCGACCACCTTTGTTTACATAGCCCTTGAAGAAGCCAACATGGTAGCCTGAGCCACCACGACGGCGAATAAGGGCAACATCACCAGGGGCAGGATTAGATGTGGCACTACCATAACGGGTGAATGATGAGGCTGCATTTGAGCCTGTGCCCTTTCTACCATTCTGGCGAAGCACACCATTTACGAAGGCTGCACACCAAGGGGTTCGGGCAGGGTTTACCTTTGTGACTCTTTTCAAGGCTGCACCGTTCTTACGCTCGTGCATACCAAGATATGATGCAGCAGTTCCAATAACACCACCAGCGAAGTTGAATACCTGATGTGTTGCTCGTTCAGCATCACTAAATGGGTCTGCCTTGGATGCCTGTGGAGTGATTAGAAATGCTACTGCTGAAAAAATAGCGATCATAAAATGCTTATTTACTAGCATAGTAATAGTCCTTTTGTTGTTTATACGATAATAGTATGGGGCTTTTTATGAAGTTGAAGTCTGCCCCGTGTTATACACCAACCATTCTGGTGGCGATCTCTTTTTGTATCTGTGTAGATGTATCTTTCCGTGGTTATAATAGTTGCGATAGTTTTCCACGGAGTCATGTGAGATTATGTATTTAGGGTCCATTGCTGGCGGGGGCTGGGTAAATGGCACTACCGAAATATTGTGTGGAACAGCACCAAGCCAGCCAAGCAGGTCACAGCACTTGTGTCGCTTGCCATAACGGAATGTGTATTCTCTGGTTAGCTCAACCGTATGATTGAAAAGCCATAGGTAGTTATCCTTGCTTTCACGGCACCAGATAGCAGACGGGTGATTCATATGCGTTGCCTGATACAGGATAGAGTCTCTGGCATCTGGTAAAATCCAGACCTTTTTCTTTCTGTTATTGACGACAACAATCTCAAGCCTACCATCCAGCATCCTATGTGCTGTGGATAGAAGCTGACAGCTCTCCAGGATCATCTTCACCACATGAGAATCAACAAGAGACTGTGCTGCGATGATAGGATTAGAGTCTGTGTAAAAGATATTCATATGGTGGCACTCCCGTCATGGGTATGAAAAAATAAGGGACATGGAGTTTCCTCCACATCCCCTATCTTATCAGACTTCACACACATCAAGCAACCAGCTTCTCAAGTTCTTCATCGGTCACTTCGTCGAAGTCTTCAGCAACAGCAAAGGACGCTTCACCAACCTCTGCTGTCTCTTCGGCGGAAATATCCTCTGCGAACACTTCCTCGGTTTCCTCAACTTCTACTGCGTCGGTTTCTTCTTCTGCAACCGAGGTAGAAGCGGAAGTCATCTGGTATGCAACAACCGTCCGACCTTCCTTGATTGAAACGATATCATATCCTTCCTTGCGAAGAAGACTGATATACTTTGCAGCGTACTTGTTACCAACTGCTGCATTGATGTTGATTGGAGACACCTTATTACCAGAAGACAGTAGCTCCAGCACCATTTCAACCTGAGTCTTACCGTTAGTCTTTTTACCACGAGCCATGTTAGTTTCACCTTTCTTGAGAATCATCATTACGAAATAATAATACCAGGAACCTTTACCGTTGTCAAGCCCTATTTTTTAGCGATAGGTTGTATATCGTTTGATGGGCCACTTTTCAACAACCATCTTTCCATCGGCAGTTTCATCTACAATCACATAGGCCACGGTCTTGAGCACTCGTGCCATACGGGTTTCCTTGCCTTCAGGACCGACATAAACCACATGAGGGAACAAATGAACCTTGCCGGTCTTTTCAGTTACAGTGAAAACATCAAGCACCTTGGCAAATTCAAAAGGACGACCAGTTTCTTTATGGTTGAAGCAACCAGTAACGGACATTCCACTAGCAGCAAAAGCCATGTCAATCCCCTCTCTCATCATCATGTAAGTAATATAGCATGGGCTGGAAGGAATGTCAAGCGGATGTTTTATAGGTTGTATCCGCTTGAGTTGTATGTCATGAGTTGTCAGTAAAAGTAAACTGTGGCTAAATCTTCATCATCGGCCTTTTGTTCGGCAATAGCCTTCACCATAAATAGGTCGCCAGAATCACCGGGAAACAGAACATACTTTTCGCTCGTGTCCGGGTGAATGTATAATGCCTTATCCATGACGGCATCCCAGCACTCCCAATAAAACTCGGCATCGGGACCTTTCAGGACTGTCTGGTAGTCAGGGTCAAAGTCTTCAATGCCCCATGCCCGATTACCAAACTGTTCTGCGAAAACCTGCGGAACATACTGACCATGATGACCGTCAACCAAAAGTGTAGGATAATAATCCATCATCATCTCATCCATTTCATCCATTTCATTCAGCATCAGCTTTCACCTTTTTCATATCACGATGTTTGAGATTTTGAATGACACGGCTGTCAGTCTGGACAGTATATCGCCCCTTGAAATCAATAGCAATCACTTTGCCGATTTCATCATCAACCGCAACCGTGTCATTCAACCAGATCATATTACGACTCATTCAGTTTTTCAATATCACAAGAATGATAATACTAGGAACCTTTACCGCTGTCAAGCCATATTTTTCCTAACCAAATCAGCAAGTCCTTTTAGTTCAGGAATGGTTCGCTCAATCTCTAATACGGCACTTTCCAGATCACCACGAGAAATATACCATGCAGCTTTTTCCACATTTTCATTCTTATATGAAACTGTGTAACCTGCTTCTTCCAAATACTGAATGATAGAATCATCTCCAAAGTCTTCAAGAGACGCTTTGGTAGAATATCGGCCCATGATTGTAAATCCTCTTTTTTATGCCTTGAACCAAACATCGTCTGTGTAGGTAATCAACGATTCACTACCATCATATTCTTTGATGCGAAACATTGTTCCGGGTTGAAGCCATACCACAACCAAATCTGATGCTCCACCAGTATAGATGTCCTCTCCATACTTGTCAATAGCAACTTGTTCGGCCTTGTCATTATCATCGTCTAAAACAGCCTGAATGATGTCCTTATCAAACAACAGTTGTGGCATACTTTCATTCCAGGAATACCAACCGGCACCATATCCGGGTGAAATGAGCACTCCTACTTCACCCTTCTCATTGTAGTATTTGATTGTGGTTTGGATATCAGTCATCTTTATTTCTCCAGGACATAAGGCTTATCCCACTTACCAATATTCACATCCACATACCAACCAACGTCAAAATAATCTGTTTGAATGTCGGAGTTATCATGGTTGCCCATGTTCATCACTGAAATAAGCTCACCAAGAAATGCCTTGGCATCACCAGAAAAATGCTTGTGATAGTGATATACATTCACATCAATATAGGTCTTTGGTTCGGGTTTATTGTGTGTGAAGTTGGGAGAGATGTAGCAATCACTACGTTCAACCGCTTCAGCATTACCAATAAAGTCAATCTTACCAGACTTGATATTACACACCAGAGTAGAGTGATTATGAACAGCAAACGTAGCCTTGATACCATACTTCTTGAGAATAGGCTTTGCCATCGCAACAATCTTCTTCTTGTTGTCTTGGTTCATATAAGCCATGTCTTTTGTTCCTCTCTCATCACCATGAGATCATAGTAGCAAATCAGTTGGAACTTGTCAAATATTCAGTTGGAACTTGTCAAATATTATTTTTTAGAGATAGGCCGCACCATACATACCCAGACCCTTACCAATCGAGTAGTTGTCATCGAACAAACTACCACGAACATGCTTGGCCGGAGCACTCCAGGATGCTGCCTTGTAGATGTTTCCATCAAAGTCAAGGAAGCAGAACACAGACTTACTGCCATTAGATTCCGAGACAAGCTTGATGTACTTCCGTCCAGGCTTGGCAGTGATGGTACGATAGGGACCATCGACTGTCAAGGAAGGATATGAGGTGGAATCACTCTTGAACAAAGCCTCGTTGAGAGCCTTGAGAAAATCATCAAGAGTAATCTTTTCGGTTTCAGACTTCTTGAATACGATTCCCGTCATAGTTCTATATCCTTATCTTTGTTTCCATGAGTTCAACCTACCAAACTCAGATACCGAAGTCAATAACTTTTTTTATCGAACATCGGTATTGAGTTTGGGCTTCAACTCACGAATAAGTGCACGCTCAACCTGATGGGCGGCAACCTTGCCACGTACAACCTCGATAACCTCTACAACAAAGGCATCGGGACCGTACTTGCGAATGGCATCACAAAGACGCCATGAGCGGTCTTCTGTCAATGCACGCTGGACATGTTTTCTCCAGCGACGAGCCAAGGATTTCTTGGGGCTCGATTGTTCCACGAAAGTCACACCGATATAAACAAGGTTCTTGACCTGGAGTTTATAGACGATGTGGTTTCGGTCAGATCGCTTTTTTCGTCTCATCACCATGAATACATAGTACCACATCCAGCCCTGCAAGCAACCATTATTACTGCATGGCTGGTATGCAAAAATGCATGGCTCAGGTACAAGGATTTTAGTAGGTTATCTATGCAACTAAACGGTGTTTATTAATAGTTGTTTAGTAAATGGTGTTCAGTTCCATATACAACTAAATGGTGTTTAGTAAATGGTGTTTAGTTGTAGTGAAAACCCGGTCACAGTTGTATGTGCGACCGGGTTCCAAAGATGTATCAGCTACTTTCCAAAAAACTCGTCGTGTTCGTCATAGTCTGTTTGATGTTCGCCCCAGACCTTTTTCCAGTTCTTGACTTGTCGTCGGCGTGGGCTGTCCTTTTTCTTGGTTGGTCGGAAATCCTCATCAGCATAGTCATCTTCAATCTCAAACAGATTGGACTTACGATTCTTGGAGTTTTTCATGGCGTACTCTTTTAGTTACCTCTTTCTATGGTTATGGGAGTAGATCAGGGAAGGCTTCTTTCACAATCTTGTAGTTCAGGCCTTTCACCTTTTGGTTTTTGAGAAGCATGTTGATAAAGATTTCTGCCTCTCGTTTTTCCAGGGATTCAAGAATCTGAATCAGAATCTTTTCCTTCCTGTCAAATGTCAGGTTTGGATCAACCCTTGGATTGTTTTCTTCGAACAGATATGTCCGATTTAGTTCCTGTGCGATGGTGGTGTATCCAAGCCCAACTGGTGCATCAGATACAGTATAGTATGGCACCCTGTCAAACACAAACTTGACATTTGGATCAAAAGAACCCTTCAACACACTTCTCAGTGCATAGGTTGCATTTGATCGTAGAACATTTATCTTGTCTTGTTTGGTAGGGGCCATCTCAAACATATCAAAGATTTCATAAATCATTTTTGTCATAGTAAATCATTTTCCATTTTTGTTTGTTTAGAACTCATCAACAACTGATGCAAGCTCTCCTAATCTGTTTTCAATAAGGTAGTTCAACATCTTCATCTTTGAGCCTGTCTTGGCATCATCGTATTGTTCAAGAATCTTGGTTGAGATTTCTGGTGGAATAAAATCCAGATCAACCAGAACCTGATTCCGTTTATAGTTTCGCAACATTGTGTCTGTGGTACAAAACTCAACAGGGTCTTTTGTGATCCATTCTGCCAGTTTTTTACTATTTATCGGTTTCTGCCTTTCTCCAACAACAAAGACATTATCTGATGACAGGAAGTTTGGAACACCATCACCACGATCACCACGAATAATATGTTCCTTGGTGAAAGCCTTTGGGTCTTCGGTTGTGACAAACCGCTTCATAATAGGACTGTACTGAGAAACATTTGGGTACTTTTGTAGCTGGACGAAATCATTATCTGAGGACAGGATAAGAATGTTCTCCTGCTGTGAATACTTCTTCACCAGAACAGCAATGATATCGTCTGCCTCTGCACCCTCAACCTCCACAACCTTGTATGGAAAGTGTTCCTTTAGTTCATCTCGAATCTTGCTAAGAGCCTCAAAAATGGCAACCCAATCAAAATCAGACTTTTCTCTGTCTTTCTTACGATGTGCCTTGTAGAAAGGAAACACATCTCGTCTCCAATATTTCTTGGAGTCGCAGGCAATAACGATTGTGCCATACTTGGTCTTGAACTGTTGGATATATGAACGCAGGGTGTTTAGAACAATATGACGAATAAGTCCTTCTTCAAGTTTCATCTTTGGATTGGAGTTGAGCTGTTGCATCACACTCGCAATACCAGTTTGGCTAAAATCCACAATAATCATTTTATCTCACATGAATCTTTCTGTTATGTATATCAATCTTCTTCTGTCAGGTCTATATCGTCGGTCTTTGTGTCGTTTGTCTTACTTATGATCTCGTTCATATCGGCCAAGGACACCTTTTCATCAATGAAATCATGAAACTCGTGCTTGATTCCAACAGAACGATAGACCAGGGCAGACAGGATAGAACACATAAAGTAGAAATCCTTGGTGAACTCGGCACTCTCAGTATCTACCCCAAAGTTCTCCAACTCAAACAAAATCATGTCCGAGACTTCTACCGTGATTGTGTCAGCAAAGTTTTGAACGCTTTTTTCCTTCATCTTGTTTACTGCATCGGTATTGAGTGCAGAATCACGAACAATCTTGCTCTTCGGAAAAGCAACAACATTCGTGTTTGTATTGGATGTCATGTTTTGATATTTCCTTTAGATTCCCATGATGCAGGTGTATTCAACAATTTCTTTAGCTTCTTGTTTGGCTTTGGTGGTTTGGCTAGTTCTTCAATCAACCAGTTATAGGTCTTCTCGGAAACATAGATAACTTCTTTTTTCATTTAATTACCCGCAACAAGATGGTATCGATATTTATACGACCAGATGCTTGCTTTTCTTTTGACTTGATGTCTTCCATGATATTTCGTAGAGCCAGCTTACCACCAGATAGCACCTTTGGCAAGATGTCTTGTGGCTTGCGTAGTGTTTTGGTAACAGAAGTCTTTTCATCAAAGCCGATGATTGTGGTGCCCTTGACCGAAAGACCAGTAGGACCCATTGCATTGAATACAGATAGGGTTCGTGTCTTGGTATTGAAAGTCCATAACTGTGCTGCCCCAACAATCGTGGCAGGATCAACAGATGTGATGTTATAGGTTTCGTTCTTCTCCATGTACTTCAGTTTTGACACAATGTCCTTGGCAGGCTTTACTTTTTTCTTACGGGGTTTGCGTGAAACCTTGGCAATCGTAGCAAAGGTTTCTGATGTTGAAATAATGGACTTGATGAACTCCATATACTTTTTCAAGGTAGGACGCTTCCAACCCTTGTAGGCTTCCTTTAGGTCTGCATCCTTGCCAGCATAGGCATCGTACAGCTCAGAGTACAAGGGCTGATAGTATTCCCCAACCTTCTTGGCAATGGCAGGCTTGATGGCACTTGCCCGCATCCAGGCAGCAACATCAAAATCTGGCACTCCTGAACGAATGAACTTATCAACCTCTTCCTCAAGAGAGGCAATAACATCAGCGGCCTTTGCCTCCACTCGACTTTGAATAGAGATCACAGGTTCTACTATGGCTGATTCTTCCTTCGGTTCTTCGACCACGACCGACGCACACAAGGCTTCAAGTGTGGACCACATCTTGGATTCGATTGTTTCAGGCAGGGTTCCACCACGAGAAAGATTGCGGCAGTTCCAGCCTATGTTGCGAAGTTTGTTGGCATCAATCTGTGGCAGAGACTTGATGAATGCCTTGAACTTCTTGGAAGTCGAGGCATCCATCTTTTTGTCTTTTACCTGTGATTTGAGGTAATCTGCAACATATCCTTTTGCGTCATCGGAATCGTTGTTATAGTTATACCAGTTATAAAACCGAATGATATCAATATTAGCAGAGTTGGAAGAAATCGTAGGCTCTGATCCAAAATACTTTTCATTGATCAGCGAGTCCTTAGCTCGATTTAGATTTTTGGATCGTTTCATATTCTTTCTCAAAGTCCGAGAAACTATAGTCCTTGAAGTCTGTGATAAGGTTTGTGCCATATTCTGTTCCGCCTATATCATCTTCCATGTTGGAAGCGGCATCCCATGCCTGATCTAACGATTCATAGACAACACTTGTAGCATAGTTCTGGACTATTGTCAATATGTTTGGTGTCCATGTCTTGTCTACAACATTGTAGTCATCAAACAAGGATACCACATTTTGCATATGTGCTATGCGAAACTGTGGGCCTTTGGTTTGTAAAACATAGACACCATCATCCTGCGACATATTAGTCTTCCTTCTTTTTACTTTCTGTCTTTTCTTTTAGCCAAGCTTTCCAGGCTGCTTTACCCTGAACCTTACCAAACTTGTTTTGAAAACGAATCTTCTGTCGATTTGATTCTGCCTGTGTCATGTTTCATTACCTCCTGATGATGATAGTTTTGGTTTCAGTAGCGTCTTGAAAAACTCCTTGGGGTCAGCACCTGATGGTACTTCGGCACAATCGCCTAACACAACATCTGTGGATGATGCGACCTGAACCAGTTCGTTGTATAGAGTAGTTCCCTTGGCTCGGCATTCGTGAATGTTAGCATATTCATGTGGATCAACATAAGCCTCACATGTCATGGTCAAGGAACTACATAAAATAAATCCTGCAAATAATCCCATAATGATTGAATCCTTTTGTGTATAAAAAAGTGATGAGGGTTTGCACTGCCCTCATCACTCTATATATACTACTTGACTGGATAGAAATCAATCTTCTGGACAGAATCCAGACGGAATGCCCGCCAAGCAGACTTGTCCATATCCCAGACAGAAACAACCTCATCATTTACAGGCTTGGCCTTCTTGGCACCAGTTGATTTGGCCATCTCTGGAAGAAACTGCGGATCAAGCGTACAACGCATCACACGCTGTTCTCCATTAGCCTTGTCAAAGGCAACCATAGCAAAGCCAGACTTGAGGCCAGCCACAACTTCTTCACGAGCATATTCAGTCATTGTTATCATCATCCTCTTTTTCTAACTCTCGTTTCATGTCTTGACAGGTTTTAGTTATATCATACTTCGAAAAGAAAATCAAGTCCTTCATGTAGTGATCCAACAAATAAGCCATAGAAGCACATACAAGTAAAAGTGATGACACAAAGGATAGATCACCAGTTAGTATAAACATTCCAACAGAAATAAAAAAAGAGATGTAGATGAGTTGTATTGCCATGATTGCCACGGCAAGCGAATAGACGATTGTTCTGTGTCGTTGGCTTACCATTATACCTTCTCACTCATCATAGACTCTAACATACCATGATCTATCACCTTTGTCAAGTCCTCATATCCACCTATCCTTGTATCACCAACAAATATCTGTGGGACAGTAATCTTTATGGGTTCATCTACAACAGATAAAACTTGTTCCTGTGCGGCAGATAAAACTTGTTGTAGATCATCCTTTGTGAAATCCACACCATAGATTAGTTCCTGATATGACACTCGATAGTTTTCTAATAGTCGCTTGGCTTTGTCGCACCAAGGGCAATCGTGCTTTGAATAGATGGTAATGTGTTTCATATTTGAATGTCTTTCCTGTAAGTATGTATAAGTTTATAGACGAATCACCTGAATATATACTTGATCCCAGACTTGATCACTAACTTGATTTCTAACTTGATTTCTAACTGGATTTGAAACTTGATTCCAGACTGGAGTC